ACTGCTCCATTAAATCCTACTATACCAAACCCTTTATTAAATGGAGAATCTGGGTCATTACCTACTTGTTGATATGCATCTTCTAAATCCACTTCTCCTAAAATTGTAGGCTCTTTTAATCCACAATCTATTTCTATTACTATAGTACCCTCATTATTTACATTAGATGTTATACTAGAACTTATTATTATATTATCATTAGCAGAATATGTAGTTTCATAAGTAGAATACTCCATTAAAATATCCATCATTTCACCAACATCGTAACTACCACTATATGTAGGAATGGTAGATTCTATAGTAATATCACTTACTATATCCAATGAAGTGCTATAATATGGAATCGTTAAATTTATTTCAGAGAATTCTCTCGTATCAATTGAACCGGTGTGATATATACTTTCTGCAACAGGTCTAGTAATTTTTATTTTACTTCTTTCTAATAAAGATGGTTCGATTAATAATCCCTTTGATACGTTTGCTCTAGCAGGAATAACCTGGTCTAACATATCAAATAATGATTTATCTATGGATTTTATTAATTTAATATATTCATCGAAATTTAATTGAGTTCTTTCAAAATAATAATTTCTAAGTTCATCTAAATCTTTATATGTATCCGTTCCATATTCATCATCCCAATCTCCGATGTAATCACCTATATTAATATTACCCAATGAGCGTAACATATCTAAGTTAATTTCTTTAACAGGTGAGAAAAATAATCCCAATCTGTTAGAATCCATTGGTGCTCTATCAAATGATTTTTTAGTTGCTCTAGCCTTATATGATAACTGACCATCTAGAGTTATATCTTCCAAACGAACTTTATCTTTTCCTACAAATCCAATAGAAGGAACTTCTGCTGTTACAAATCTTTCATAAACTTCATAATGATACGGATACGAACTAGCAGATGAGAAAATACTAGCGGTTGCATAACCACTATAACCACTAACTACAATTTCCTTATTGTTACCATCTAATGAAGATGTATATGTTACAAATGGTGCTACATTCTTTATAAATCTATCACCACTTCCAGTTTGTCTATTTTTAGGATATTCAAAATCTAAACGGAAGAAAAGGTCTGAAGTAGATGAATATACAGTGTTACCCATTATGGTATCAGGATTTAATGTATGAGATGTTACAATAGATTCACTCAATGCTCCTCCCCAAATTCTAACCTCATCCATTGAACCACTAATTCCCCCTGCATTCTGTCCACCAAAATTAATAGTACTACCACTTAACCATGATATACCATTATAATATTTTGAACCTGATACCAATGAACCCGAACCGGATGTTATTAACAAATCTAATGTATCAGATTCACTCAATGATATCCTATCACCATTAGCTTGCTTATAATACATTGTATATTGTTCATAATCCAAACTTCTCGTTAAGGTATTACCAACGTATTCATTTCTACTGATAACTTCTCTTTGAATAGTAAAATGCCTAAATGTATTATCGAATATAGGAACATTCTGAATACTCATTGATACCAATTCTGAACCTGAATTTACTAAACCAGGACCGATATAAACATTACTACTAGCACTCATTTGGAATACTATATCACCATATATCGTAGAGCCAGATGGGATTAATTTAACACCCCATATACCACTACCCGCTCCTCCAATGTTCATCAAACTTTGTGTATGATAAAGTGTAGTAGATTGTGATACGAATGGTAATACAGATGTTCTAAATCTAAGTTCAACTGAATCAGGGTCATTGAATGATGTACCCTCTTTCCAATCAACGGTAAGATATTCATCTCTAGCAATGTTAATAGCCGCAGTTCTATCTTCGTAAGTATATTTAGTTGGCGCAGCATCTATATTACCAGGCCCACCAAATTCAACTATTGTTAATAAAGAAGAAGGTACTCCATAACAAGCTATAATTGCATTAATAGCTTTTCTAGTACCTTTATGTTTTAAAAGATATGGAAGATTATTAAGTATTCTTCTCCAAACTTCATTTCTAGCTGTCTCAGGAGTGTATGATGATACTACATTATTACCTAATATATTTTTGTTCTGAGTAGTAGTTCCATCTGCATTTAATCCAAACGCATGCTTCCATAATTGTTGCCCACTAAATGGTTGTTTCGGGTCCCATCCAAATGATTCTAATAAAGTGTGAACCAACTTGTCGGAAATTCCTTCGGTTGATTTATTGGTTACTCTTCTTAATCTACTTATACCATTTATATAGGCCCATATAATATCAAAATGCTGACCTATCATTTCTAAAAATAAAAGATACTCTGCACTTTCCTCATCTTGTTTAATATAAGTTGGAGTATGTCTTACTAAGTAGTTTCTATTACTTCTATCGTATATATCTGCTACATCAACTTGAGATTCAAAGAATGTTGAATTAGATGATGTTATAGAGTACTTATTGTACATTGTACTTTCAAATCCATCGAATCCATTTTTAATAGCGGTTATCTTATCATTATAAGAAGCGCTAGTTAACAATGATATAGATGAAGTATTCTGAGTAAATGTGGTTGGGCTGTATGTAGTTGATATTATCTTATCTTCCCAACTTTCTATAGTTTCAAGTTTATATTGAAAATTTTCTATTCTAGATACAGCTCCTCCAAAATTAACAAAGTTTTCAAACTTAAGAAAATTCGTAGAATTGATATTACTTCCACTGGTGTATTCTATGTTAAGTTCTTCCATTGAGAACTTACTCTTTGATACATATTGGTTAACTATATCCTGTGATGTAACAGAACCACTTGATACTATTTGTTCAAAAAATTCATATCCAGTTTCATCTAATACATCTACCCCAAAATTTGGTTTAAGAGGAATACATTTATCAAAATCAGTATCCGTTAAAATAATAGATTCTACAATAGTAGGTATTATTTGCTTAGATATCCATACTAAACTATTAGCAGGTATATCAGCAGGTAATGGTTCTAATAATTTTACAACTAATGAACCATAATCAAATTGATTTCTTTTTCTACGAGTACTACCGGTTTGTGGGTCAATCTCATAATCAGTTGGTACTACTTTTCCGTTTTCTAAAGAGAACGTAAATGTATCAGAAGCTATGTTAGATATTAAATAAGATTTATCATCTTCTAATCTTACACTATAATATAAGTGTTTATCATCTTCAAATATAATCTTATCTTCGTAATTCTTCTTAGTTGAACCTCCTGAAAATAGTTTAGTAAATGCACCACTAAATGTATTTAATGCTTCCTGCTTTGAAATTAAATATTTAGCTCTCTGAACAAATACGGTTACACTTTCTTTTTTACCAACTATCTTTCCGGAAATTCCATAGAAATATGGTTGAAACGAGAATGTTACTTCATATGTTGTATTAGTTTCATTGAAGTAAGTTCTATATCTATTATAGAGGTCGGATGCTGAATATGATACCGCTCCCTTAGAATCGGTTAAGGATACATTTGATAATAAATTTTCTCCTAAATAAACATCTATACCTTCGGAATTTACAGTATCTAATGTAAAGTTAAAAAGAAATTTAAGTGGACTTAAATCCGCTTCTGTTATATTTCTATCATATACTATATTAGTAACATCAGGCTGTCCATAAAAACGTTGCCTAAATACATTTGCATATGCTCTGGTTACGGCACCATCACCCAATTTATCATTACCCGCAAATACTACAATTTCGTATTTACCAATTGAGTTTGGATTATTAATTACGATTAATGCTTCACCATTAGAATCAACAGGTATTGTCTTTGCTCCGTTTGAATCTGCTCCAGTTTGATTTGGAAAATAATATTTTACATACGTCGCCTTTTCGGTACGAATTTTTATTGATAACTCAGTTTGTTCCTCTGTATTCCAATCATATACTGAGTTCTGTAAATCAGTTAGAAGTAAAGCCGCATCTTCAATATTTAATATCTCAGCGCTAGTTATCTTAACTAAAGTTTCATTTTGAATGGAAGTAATATCAAATAAATTAGATTTACTTTCTTTTATAAGATTATCATCTGAATCATAAATTTGAATATTTTCAATATTATAATTGAATGAATCATTTCTAACAATTGATATCTTTGAATTATATTCTACATCAATCGATACCTCCGTTTCGACTATAGTATTAGTATCTACACCATTAGAATCTCTGTAATAAACCTTTACAGATGGCAATCCTAGTGTATTTTGTAGGGTCACCCTAACCGGACCAGGAGGAGCAGGTTCTTCTTTTGGAATTGGAGCTTCGAAGAAAGCATCCAACACTATATCCGCCCTATAATCGGTGAAATATTTTACTATGGTTTTCTGTGATGGCATCTATTAATAAATAATACTTTTTTAAAATTATAACTGTGGTGCTTGTACCTCTGCAGCAATTTGTTGATTTATTGCATCGATATACGGATTACCGGATTGATTGTATAAAACAGAATTAGCACCGCCGCCGCCTCCGCCGCCTCCAGTTCCACCGCTCGGTGTAGAAGGAGGTGTTGGTGGTGTAGGAGGTATAGGTATCGGTGGTGTAACAATTTCATCAGATTCATTATCATTGAATATGATTACATCAACATCATTAGATGAATTTTTTCTAGCTTGCACTTGAAATCTATTGATAGGTTTCAATTCACCACTAACCAGAGTTATAGTTGATGGATTTAATATAAGTTGTTCATTTATTGTAAAAGCAACTCTTCCATTTGAGTTTGTCTGGTCTGCTATCTCAATACCATTAAGATATGCCTTAGCCAAAACAGGCTGATTACTTTTATCAGTATAAGTGTTTATAGTAAAAAATACTAATCTAGGTGAATTTGAATAACTACCTACATATGAACTACCCGCACTAGCTGCTCCTCCGAATGTACCATAATCATAATACAATTTCCATTGATTATCTGCCCATATATAATATTGCATGTCTCCACCAAAATCTCGTAAGATTTCTCCTGTGTACATTCCCGGCCTTTGTATCATAGTTCTTTAATTTATATTATCTATATGCGATTCTTTCTCTTCCCATACCCGCCTCTCCTAAATTAGGTCTACCCAATCCACCATCTTCAGGATTACCAATTGTTTCAGCTCCACCGAATCCTCCACCACCACCTCCTGATACTGGTTCAGGTTCAGTTGGTGTAGGTGTAACCGGTTCAGGCACCGTAACTACAACTACAGGTTCAGCAGGGTCAGCCGGTGTAATAACTTTAGTTACATAAGTGTAACTATCTTTTATTTCAGCAAATGTTGGCGGAGAAACTGAATTAGCTACTGCTTTTGCATTTGTGTTGTTTACATCAGAATCCAATCTCTGTATTAATTTAACTAACTCGTCTATACTTTCTTGAGTTTTCTTATCTATTAAAACTTCATCTAATAAAGTTCTCTTAGGTAAATGATAATCAACAGATTCAGTAAATTTATTATTAAGTAGTGAAACTATATCTTGTTTGTTATAATATGCAAAATCAATTTCATCTCCCAATGGTCTTCCAAATGCTTCACTTCCTATAGTTGAATTTTTATGTAATAAAGCATGTCTAACCGATTGTTGCATTGATTCTAATACTTTCCCAAAGAATTGTTCATAATTTATTATACCAAATTCACTCTGTAAACTATCTAAATATGATTGTGATTTTATTGTTTTAAATGAATCTATTAAATCACCAACAGTTAATCTATTTATTATTTCATCAATTTCATAGTAAACCTCATCTCCACTAAATTTACCCATTGTGTAACTATCGTAGGATTGGTTTAAATCTCTTTTTATATCAAGTTCTAATGGATTAGTTTCATTAAAATTATTAAATGGTAATAATCTAATTTCAGTTCTAGTTGGCGATATTTCGTGAATCCATAATCTATCCATATCAATGTTAGAACCAACTCTATTATTTACAAAATTGAATTGAACTCTAAAAATTCCAACATTATAACCAGCATCTGTGATTAATTTTTTTACATCTATTAAGTATCCACCACCTTGTTGTTTATCTAATATGTTTTCACTTTGTATTAGATATGCATCCATTTGATTTGCATCAAGATATCTAATATTACCGTAATTTAATTGTTCTAATAAATTATTAGCAGAGTCATATAATACAAACTCTAATACATCATTGTTACCAATATCAAAAGGTGTGGGAATAAATCCCTTATCAATTAATTTTAAATCGATATCCGAAATCTCCTTTGTCACAGAAGTTCCTTTGGTTATTACCTCATCAATATTTTTAAATCTATCTAATGCCATTTTTTATTTATTATGTTTTATGTCTCCACATATTAGCGGATAATACTACTTCGTTTGTACCAGATTTTATAGATACTTTTCCCGGATGGTTAGCACCTTTTTCTCTCTTCCAATTAAATCCAGGATAGTTAGCCTCAAGCATTATAGTTTTCTTTTCCTGAGGTTCTAATGTTGTTTTAGCATTCTTAAGCCAAACCAAATCACCGCCACTATCAAATGTTATATCAATATTCATTCTTTCTAATGAGCTATTGAAAAGTTCTATAGATGGTCCATTTATGAAAACACCCTTTGGAGATTTATTCTTATAATCAAAATGAATATCTTTAAGATTAGGGTCTCCTTTTTCAATAACCCTAACAGTTAATTCACCTCCTACTTTAGCACCTTCTGCAATTCTAGCGTTTTTACCCATCAATTGCTGAGTTAAACTATCAACTTGTTTTTGCAAAGATTGAATCGTAGAATTCTGACCTTCATTTCTAGATTGTAATGAAACTCTGTCTATACCTTCTAATACCGTTCGTTCTAATGATACCTGATACGAATCGTTAACTAATGTGAATTGTTTTCTTAGTTGTTCACTATTTGCTTCAGCAGTAACTCTAAGCAATCTTTCTCCATCTAATTTAACATCCAATGAAGCCGAAACTGCTAATAAAATAGATACATCCGCTTCTAAATTTGATATAGTAGTAGATTGCTCATCTATTAAAACTAATGCTTCATTTAATGATTGAGTTACTTCATTATATAATGGTCTAGGTATTAAATCCAATTCAGCTGCCTGAGATTCCGGTATTAATTCCGTAATATTTACATCTATCGCTTTCTTTAATTCATCTATGTTGTAAACTCTTTTCTTAGTAGCGGCGTAGATGTAACCCTCTTTATTATTATCTATGGCAGCTTGAAATGTTACACCAACTCTATCTCTAGCAGCCAGTGAACCACTCATCTGTAAATCTTTCTTAATTAATTCAAACTCCATTATTTAATTATAAATGTTAAATCATCATCAATAAATTCACTTATACCATCTCTAACTATTTTAAATAATAATCTATACACTCTATTTTTTGGAAAATTAGATGTATCTAAATTAATATAATTACCATTAGAATCACAGCTTATTTTTGTATATTCAGAAAAATCTATTAATACTTTTTTTGTTACTTCTTCTCTAACTGAGTAATATGATGTTTGAGGTAGATATTTAACATCATTGTAGGCAAAGGTATTTGTAAAAGTTTTAGTTGGATATAAACCCCTACCTATAACTTTTATTTTTATTTTATTACCCTCATTATATGAATCTCTCAATTCTTTACTTCTTACTATTATCTGCGAATCTGTTAGTGGTAATAATGAACCTGTTGTAAATACAGAATCATCCCATTGAAGTTTCATCAAAGGTTGTAGGAAAGTGTTCGTTTCTTTTGAATAAAATTTTAACACACCATATTCCAATCCAGATAATTCTATAGAAGATGTATGTGATAATCTTATCCCATAATTTACAGAACCTGTCCAATAATCATAGATAGGTTTAATATCCATATTAACATCTCCACCAAAATAAGTAAAAGATTGAGATACTTCGGTTGTAAAATCAACTCCAGATTGGATTTCCCAATTTATACCATCGGTGTTTATAGTCTCCGGCCAAGTTCCTCTACCCATTTCCCAACTTTCTGTTACCGGATACCCATATAGAGTATATGAACCCGCTAACTCTTCTGGCTGAGCAAGTGATAAGTGTAATTGAACATTAGATGCGGTTACATAAGAAGGTATATTATCTATATCAAACTGAATAAAAGTTCTAGCATTATCTCTTTCTTGAAATCTATTATAATGCTTTGATATAGTTAATATCTCATCTAACCCCGTATTTTTTGTAGGAGTTAAACCATAAACTGATGCATCTTTTGATGCGGTTACAAAATATATCATTATATTGCTCTTCCTTTAATATCTTTATCAGGAAACTTAACTTCAAAGACTGATGGGTCTAACGATGGATAGATAATCTTATTCTTTGTTGCTGCTTGTATATCATAACTATTTCTCGCATATATACCACCACACTTATTTACGATTTCAACCTTTTGAACCGATGCAACACCTTCAACCATAGCTATAGTTAATTCTATATCAGAAAGGTTTATAGTTTGGTTGAATTGCCAGTTTGCTATATTAAAAAATTCTTTTATTTCTTCTATGCAACTTAATACAACTTCTCTACTATTAAAGTTTCTATATACAGTTATATCAAAATTTACACCTACGTTGATTATAAACCCATCTATTATATTAACACCATCGGTTAACATTCTATATTCATTAACATACGTTTTTAAATTTTGTTTAACTGCTTTATTAAGAGTAGTTAAATTACCATTTGTATCATATCCTAATGTGTATAGATTTATTGCAAAAGGATTTATTTGTTCTGCATTCTGAGTAGTTTTTTGTACAAAATTTCTTACCTCTTTTTTAACCTCATCGGTAGTAGGTACTTTATTTCCGTTTGTTATAGATTTCTGAACTATTGTTCTAGTTATTTCTGCAAATTCAGTTACATTATCTGTTGAATTTAATACACTTTCCGGTGAGTTTGCATTTAATGAATTATCACCTATAGCAAATACTTTAGCAATAGAACCAAATTTTGTTGGCATTGATAAAGCTCTTACCTGGTAATCCTTTGCGGTTACTGCTCTATTTTGAGCAGCAAAATTAGCTAATGCAGATTCTCTAATCTCATCTATACCTTCCAATCCTCTACCACCCTTAGCAGGGATTTCATTTTCTACTGCTACTGAATTTTTAACATAATTGTAAACCGTATCATCTAATTCTAATGTAGTAACTAAATCGTCATCAAACGAAATTGATTGTATTGTAGTTAAATCTCCCTGTGGTACATTTGAAGATACTCCACCTCCTGTTAAATAAATTATAGTAAGAGTTGTACCTGCAGTAGGTGATTGACCGTATGTTTTAGTTTTTAGGAAATTAGTCGGGTCATATGATTCAGCCATTCTATCAATTGAATTATTTAATCCCATACCTACATTTTTAACATTAGGTATCAATAATTCATCGGATAGAGAACTATCTCCTCCACCAAAATGTATCGATGTTGTAAAATCATCATTTACCTTAGTAACAAATCTTCTACTGGTTTTTAATAATTTTAATAAATACGGAACAGTATCTTTAAACTGATATAATTCAGGGTCGTTCTGCTCTACATTTGGGTAATCTACATATATCGTTTCTTGTGCCAAATACGGAACTTCATACCACTTATTACCATTATCATCCACTACAGATTCTATTGCAATAATATCGGATTCATCCAATTTTATAGATTGAAATGATTCTGTTGCAGATATAGTTCTAACTGCAACTTGCTCCGTAGCTGATATTACCTGTATTTTCTTCTTAACTAAGTAATAATCAGGAAGTTGTGTGGTTTCATCTATACTATATACACTTATATCTCTATCGGTTGGGTCGTTAAAATCCAAACCTTCGGTTGTTCTAAATGTTATATTTGAATTACTATTTGATGAAATACTAAGCCCTTGTTGTATTCTAAGTAGATATCTAGTATCTAATTCCCCACCACTATCAGCTTTACATAATTGATAAACTGATAATGTGGTTACAGCAGGTGAAGTTGATTTAGGCTTATAACCCAATAAATTAGCTAAAGCGAATACATTTTTTTCCTCAGCTGCATATTGAATTAAACTTTCTCTTAATGATGCATCCGTATAATAACTTAGTACATCACCTACATATGAAGCCATCTCAATGAACATCATACCAGGAGAAGTCTCATTAAAATCGTTATATGTATTAGGGAAGTATGTTTTTGCATACTCTATAAGATTATCTCTAAATGCTGAGAAATCTTTTGAAAGGTAGGAAATATCCCTACTATTTCTCCCTATTTTTTTATTTGTTATTTTAAATGCCATATTTAACCAACATTAAATGTTACTGTCTCTAGGGTTTGTTGCCCCGCAATTTGATATTTCAATGAAACCGCAAAGATATTACTATCAATGTTTGTATTATTTTGGTCTACGAATATCTCAACTATATTGATATACGGCATCCATTGAGCTATGGCATCTTCAATACTATCTTGTATTCTTTGTTCCAATTCATCCGTACTTGGATTAAATAAAACATCGTATAAGTCTGTACCAAAATCAGGCTGCATCAATCTTTCACCTTTATTAGTCAATATAAGATTTTTAATATTTGCCTTTACTTGGTCTTTTGTTTGAAACGATTGAGCAAAATATCCATTAGAACCCTTTTGAAGAGGGAGAGTGATTCCTATCGCTACTCTATCATTTTCTGATAGGTCTAAGGTATTTTTCTTATCGATTACAATTGCCATTATCTATTTTTATCTTTACTTGCTGCCAAAACCTTAGCACTTCTCGCTATCGCTTTATCCAAAATATCGTTTCCGGTACTTATTGGAGCAGAAGGAGCTGCGTATTGATTAGTTGGTTGGTATCCCATTTGAGGGTCACCATATCCAATCATTTCAGGAGTTAATGTACCCCATCCACCATCATCCATAGAGTAATTAGGTCTAATTCCCGCCATTGCAGTTTCATTAAGAACCTGATTTAACATTGAATTCTTAGTATAAGTTTTTTGCTCAGGCTGAGATTCTCTATCTTTGCTTAAGATTTTGTTAGCTAAATCGAACGGGTCAGCACTTTCCTCTACTAATGATTTAAGAGAAGATTGTTGTTTAACCGGTTGAGTTCTTTTAACCTCAGCTAACACCTCTTTTCTTATTTCTTCTTTAATAAGAGAAATTTCTTTTTTTACTTCCTCCTGAACGATTATTTGAATTGCTTTAAATAGTTTGTTCGTGTCCATACATTGTTTATTGTTTATATAAATATTTAGTTTTACTTTTTGGTAAAATACATCACATCGAAGTTATTTCCACTATCAGGTTCACTACCACCCATCATTCTTGCAACAGTATATGTCTTATCAGACCTAACTGATGCCTGACTCCCACAATCTCTTACGATTATCTCTCCTTTTTTAGTTATACCCAACATTATCACAAAATGCCCCCTAGCTCTTCTAGATGTACCAGCTACTCTAATAATCATAGGTCGTTTAATAGTTCTAAGGGTTGATTTATATGAATCATACACCTGTTGTTGACTTTTTTCTCCTTTTAGAGTTTTTCGTATTCTTGTAAAAGAACCTCCTAATAATTTAGGAGCATCTTCAAAAAATGCACCTGAATTAAAGTTATTTCCATCCATATATTTACCCTGAGCCACATTATCACTTGAATATTGGTATTGACCTTTATAAAACTTAATAAATGTTGCTTCTGTAACTACATCTTTACCGTCTTTACCTTTTATTTTATACTTTTTAAGTAAATTGGCTAAACTCGTAACCAAACACGCCCAATTGGTTTTTTGAGCAGCGAATCCTACATCTTCTCCGTAATATACATCTATATCTTCTTTTTGGAATTCTTTTCCTTTAGAATCTTGTATATCAATTTTATAATCTTTCTTAGCCTGTTCATCATTTTTGTTTTCCTGTCCCTGATGATATTCCTTTGCAACAGGGAAAGTTTGCGTTACCGAATCATCCGGTTCTTCTTCCAATGTTACCCTATCATTTTGTTCTAAAACAATATCCTCATATAAAGGACCTAATTCAGCAGGTTCAACTGAATACCCTTGCCATGGAATAGGAATATCTAAAATTGTCTGTGC